GTGCCCACGGCCTTTATTAAACAATCAGGCAAGAGCACGGTTATATGGCGCGATACGCGTCGTCCAACCTGCATTGCTCCCCCATAAGGAAATATCCACGTTGATATTCTGCCCGACAGTACAAGTTACTCCTACTTCCTGCAAGAACATGGTGGTGCTTGCTAGCGGCTGAGAAGTACCGTATCCGGAAATCCCGACCGCGCCGCTACCTCCGTAGATAGGAATCGACGGAGTTGTGCATATAGCGACGTGAGTCATGATATAGGACCCGGATACCTGACAAATCAGTTGACCAGCAGCCAACGGCAGGAAATACAATGCGCCTACCGAAGTAGGCGAACTGCCCCACGCGTTAGTGACATTAATGGTGCCACCTGCTGTGATCTTCTGCGAATTACCAGTAAACAATCCAACAATAGGTTTGAACAATGAAATATCAAAAGATACCCAAAGTTCTCCCAAGACCGCTCCGGCTGGAGCTGTCAATCCTGACGTGGCAACTTGGAAATTACCCAAATCATACAATCGCAAATCTCCACTCTGATTTGTGGCGCCATTGCGCGTATAATAAAGTTTATTAGCCGTAGCCGACGGTAGGCATTCAATAGTATGAATTTGATTCATACTAGGTTTGGCGGATACGCTATACTGACAATTCTCCATATGAGGCTTGTCAATAAAATTCGAATCCAACGAATCATAGTCGGTCGCCAATATAATAGATCCCATTGCAGTTCCCGTAGCATATTCCGAGGACGTTGAAACAAATTCAAACACCAATCCATTAAAAATGTATTGTTGATATTGATTCGCCAACGTACTCAACCACGGGAACGTTTGTGGCATCCCCGGATTTATAGGATAAGCTAACAACGTAAACGTCGCCGGAGTACTTGGAGTAACAATATCTCCAATATACTCGCGATGACGAATACGCGTAGCCATCGACAAATCCCCAAAAGAGGGGACTGCCTGTCCGGGATCGATCGCCTTTCCGACAGTGGTCAACGTGTTGTTGACCACATGATAATCGCCAAATCCTACCAACCGACTAATGGCTCCTCCGAGTTTTCCTCCGAGGTCTTTTCCAAGTCGCAACACGTAAGGATTGGAAGACACCAGAGGAGCCAAAGCTCCTCCCGCCTTCGTTCCCATTTGGGTGAAAAACCCATCTGGCACGATCTTTTTAGCCACATCAACAACATAATTGCCCTGGCCGGCAATCTTTGCGATAGAGGCTTGTTGTTTCTTGTTGTTCTGATTTTTCTTCTTTGTCATGAGACTTTTATGTCGATGTTTGTTTGACCGTAGTTCCGTCCAAAGACGACTGTGCTCACACTAAGGAGAGGGGATCGCAAGTTCCCCGGTTTTCACCTGTTGTCCCCGATCATATTTTAGATCAGTAATCGACAGCGCGGAGTCGGTCGAAGACAGGGTCTACGACCAGACTGGGCAATTGCACTACGAGGCTCAGCAAACAATGAACTCGATCAAGATCATCCCTGGATAGATCGTATCTTCGACAGATTGCTGAGCAGGCGTCTTCAATGTCGAGCGTGAAATCCGTCATGATCGGACGCCACGACTCGTACACAGAGTGCAAGTCGGGATGTTGCATCTCTAGACCTAAACGATCTAAAGTTTGTAAAAAGGCTCCAAAAATAGGGTAATCGCGAGGTACAGCCCCATAAGAAGAAGATAAAGCATAAGCCATCACAGCCACCGCCTCTAAAGGCGTCTTTTCAACCAATTGCTTAGTTAGCGGATGTTTAAACTTACAAATATCAACTGGGGGTCTCAACACTTTACCCAATTTTAGGCAAGCAGAGGGGAGGGGACACCAGACGCGATCAGCCGTTCGCGTCAATCTCCACCATCCCCGGAGAAAAGTGATATCGCCTACATCATCATAGCCCTTGTATTTGGTTTTAAAGCCCAATTCTCGAGCGGCGTCAGAAAAATCAGGATTTCGAGTTTTAATAATCCACAAATACATAAATAACGTACTCATGGAATTTAAAACCGTCGTCATGGTAATTCCAGTAGGCATTTGCGTTCCACAAACACCTTTCACTTTTAAACGTCCGCATCGAGCTGTGTAAGGCCATGAACAACAACCATAACACAGATCAATAAAATCATCAGGCACACCTAATAGTCGGAGCCACTCTGAAGCGGCGATCCTCTGTGGTCCGTCATCTTGAGTATGGTCAAATTGACTCTGATCACACTCACCATATCTTTCGCACTTAAAGACAGGTGTCAACGGACCCCACGATACTACGGAGTCGTCTCCGCTGATCGCTAGGACACAATCTCCTCCTTGCATAGCTTCAACAATTCCATTTAACTCCGCCTGCGTGTAACCCGCCGCAAAAAATATGCGGAGCGTCACACCATATACACAGTGCACTTGACCATTCAATCTTTCATGTAAGACTTTCGCGACCGCTCGCGACAATCCAGCCATCCGAGAATGGATAATTGGATCTAAATTCACGATTGCTCGCGGTTTCATGGTCCGCTCAGAACCAAGTTCTTTATCAACAGGCAACGTTTCATTCCACTTCAATGAAATGGTCTTCCACAGTCGCGAGTTAATACCGAATTGATCCAAAACGTCGGCACGTAATATACGCTCTCCTCTTTTGCCCATCAGACGAGCACATTCTTCAATATCCGGCACATCTTCAATCTGACGATTAAAGATGCTCATCTTCTCGAAGTCAACGGACAAACTACGCCACCGTCCATGGCGTACATCCGCAGGATCGCACCCGAGAAAAGGATCGGCATGAGTGCGCCAGAGGATTGCTACAAGCAAGTTCTTTTCATTGTTGGCCGGTTCCCAAAGTAACCCATTAGTTATCAATATCGGATACATTTGATTGGTCTCTCGCGGTTCAATCGATAACAATTCCAGTGCATCATCAACATCAACATCGAAATTGTCAACTTGGACTTTGATTCGACCACGAAAGTTCGGAGGTCCGGAACGTGCTGTAGAAGTGTATGGAGGAACGGTCACCCCTACGGAAAGTGGCTCAATCCTCGATACATCAGAAACAGTAGTTCCCTCCATCCGAGCTTTCATCATCAATTCAAAAAGACTCTGCGGGGCCAACGGTACATCCATTCCGTACCGCAACCGCCCTGCTTCATCATACCATAACAAACCAATACCCAATAAAAACTGCTGGAGAAACATCGGGTTGTAATACACTGCCGTATTCCAAGACATATGAATCAACGTGGCTGTCAAAACTCCCCATTTTCCAAAACCGTGACAAACATTATAAAACGAATGGAATATCAAATTGGTTACCGCCGGGATTGCGTTGCCACAAGCCCACAAGTAACCTACTTCAATTCCATTTATCATACCTGAATAACGAGGACAAAACCAACGAAGTGATTCTTCAGCGATGGGACTTACAACGGCCAAAAACCAAAAAGGTGTAGCCGCGTTAGATTCAACTACCGAAGTATTCACCCCTTCATCTTTCAATTGTTTTATCAACTCGGCATGTCGCGATTCATCTTTCAAGCTTTCCACAACCGATTGTGGTTTGAGAGTAAAACGAGGTATATAACCCGAAAACCCTCCAACCAACTTTTTAAC